CGCTGTCGGCCTCATACCGAGCGTGGCTGGCGCTGGGAGGCAAGTAGCATGCCAGCGATCGACCCGATCGATCTGGTGCTGCGGACCAGGTGCCCGGCGAAGCACGCCGCCGATCTCGCTCGACGGCGCGCGCGTCGTGCGCGGGATCCCGAGCTGCGGGGTGGCGCTGTGATCCCGGTCGCCGGCAAGGCACCGGTCGACAAGCGACCCAGCCTGCACTGGCTGGACATGGAACGCTGGCTGGCCTTCGAGCACCGCTGGCACTCGATCGGCGCGGCCTGCTACTGGGACCAGCGCAACGGCGTGGTCCGCAAGCGCGTCGAGACCGGTCGCGGCGTGTCGTTCCAACGATTCGACCGCGTGCTCGTGGAGACCGGCGAGAACACGTTCCGCGCCGGCTTCGTCACCTCGACGACGCTCGACGGGTGGATCGAGGTCGCGATCCGCGGCGAGAGCGGCCGCTGGCTCTGGCACCCTGAGCGCGTTCGCAAGCTCCCGGCGGACTGGTGATCAAAAAAACCACAACCAAGAACAGGACAGGACCAATGCTACTGCAGATCGGCAAGAAGTACCTTCTGATGACCCAGCGCTACGCGTGGCACGGGACCGTGACCGCGCAGAACCCGACCCACGTGCAGCTCGGCGACGACGCCGAGGTCGAGTACGAGGACATCGGCGCGTTCCACGACTGGGCGAGCGGCAAGAAGACCGGCAGCGGGAACCACGTTCCCGGACAGGTCGTGTGCATGCTCGGCACGGACGCGACGCCGCTGCCCGCTTCGAAATCGAAGAAGGACAGGTAAGATCGTGCCTCGGTGCGATGGGCGCGGCCTCTGCGGATGCGGCGAGCCTCGCTGCGCCGTGCGAGAATGGTGGTTCGCGTTCTGTCGCGCGTGGCGTTTCATCGGACAGGGCACAACGAAAGGAAAGTGAACCGTGGCAGTGCAACGACTCATCCAGGGCAACTACAAGGTCCGCCTGCTCGAGCTGAGCATGGGGACGAACCCCAACAAGAACAACCGGCCGGAGGTCAATGCCAAGGTGATCGTCGTCGAAGGCCCCGACAAGGACTCGACCGCGACCTACCAGGGTACGTTCACCGAGAAGCAGATCAAGTGGACGCTGCGCGACCTCAGGGCGCTCGGCTGGAAGGGCAAGACGATCGCGACCGTGGTCGCCGACTGCATGACCGACCCGAAGATCGTCGACGCCGAGATCGAGATCGCGTCGCACACGTACCCGGACAGCGGCAAGACGTCCGAGTGGTCGGCGGTGCGCGCGTTCGGTCGCAAGCGCATGGAGCTCGGCGCGCCGACCCCGGCCACGATCAAGGACGTGGACGAGTGGCTGGCCGAGGCCGCCAAAGAGGACAATGATCCGGTGCCGTTCTGATGCTGACGGTGTTCGTGTTCGCCTACGGCTTCGTGTGCACGCTGTTCGGTATCTGGAGCGGCAGGCGCATGGAACGATCTGGCCACTGGAAGTGGCTGCAGCGTCAGCGTGAGCTCGATGGCGCGCTGGTGTCCGCGTTGCTCCGGCAGCAGGAGAGGTTGAAGCGACGATGATCCTTGGATCCGGCACGGACCGCAGCGAGGCCTCCCATGTCCTCCCGTTACCCGTAGCGCCCGCATCCGCCGGTCGCCGGATCCTCTAGCCCTGCCTCGGCAGGCAGCGTCCGCGTTCGACTCGCGGACAGGGCACGAACGAAAAACAAGGAGAGAACGATGGAGATCATGATCACGACCGACAGAGGACCGGCCGAGGCCAGGCGTCTCGCGAAGGAACGCTCGAAGGGAAAGCCGGTCTACGTCCGGTGCGTCTGGTTCTCGCGTTCGATCGAAGACGCGAGCGATTACCTGTTCTCGACGATCGCGAGGCACGTGTAATGGCGTTCGTCAAGGCGACCAAGAAGCAGGCGAAGCTCCGGCTCGCGCTGATCGGGCTGGCGGGATCGGGCAAGACGTACTCGGCGCTGTCGATCGCCACCGCGCTCGTGCCGAACGGCCGCGTCGCGGTGATCGACACCGAGCGCGGGTCGGCGTCGCTGTACTCGGACCGGTTCGCGTTCGACGTGCAGGAGCTCCAGCGGCACAGCCCGCACGACTACGTCGAGGCGCTGGCCGATGCCGACGCCGACGGCTACGACGTGGTCGTGATCGACTCGCTGTCGCACGCCTGGATGGGCAAGGACGGCGCGCTCGAGCAGGTCGACAAGGCCGCCAAGCGGTCCGGCTCGGGCTCGACGTTCACGGCGTGGCGCGACGTGACCCCGATGCACAACCGGCTCGTCGACGCGATGCTGTCGTGCAGGGCGCACCTGATCGTCACGCTGCGCTCGAAGATGGAGTACGTGCTCGAGCCCGACGATCGCGGGAAGATGGCGCCGCGCAAGGTCGGGCTGGCGCCGGTGCAGCGCGAGGGCCTGGACTACGAGTTCACGATCGTCGGCGATCTAAACCTCGCCCACGACCTGATCGTGTCCAAGAGCCGCGCGGACGTCGTGCCGGTCGGCGACGTGATCAGCAAGCCCGGAGCGCAGCTCGCGCGGAAGCTCGCCGACTGGCTCGCGAGCGGCGAAGCGCCGATCCCGCAGCCCGAGATCACTGTTGCTCCGGCGATCGTCGCCGTCGACAGGGAAGAGGGCAGCCTCACCACCGGCGTGGTCGTCGAGGCGGTCGAGAACGGCAAGGTCGTCGAGCGCTCGCTCCTGTCCGAGCTAGACGCGCGGTTCGCGGAGTACCTGGGCGGCATCATGGGCGCGAACGACATGGCCGAGCTCGATCGCGCGGCGACGTCTCCGGCCAAGCCCGAGAAGGGCACGCGCGAGCACGAGCTGGCCACGCGCGCGTACAAGACCAGGAAGGCCGAGATCCTGAGCGGAGCGGCGTCGTGATCCGCGCGTTCGGCACCGACGTGAAGGTCGCGGCGCGCTCGCGCGGCGTCGAGATCCACGGCACGTGCGAGTGCGGAAACGAGGCTAGGATCGGCGAGCGCGCGTGCGACCGGTGCCTGTGGCTCGACGGCAGGACGCCGTTGATCGGAAACGTGATCGAGATACTCCGCGAGCAGCGGTTCGCGTCCGTCGAGAACATTGCGGACGAGCTCGGCGTCAAGAAACGGAACGTGCTGCGCGCGCTGGCCGAGCTGCGCCGGCTCGGTCGTGTCGCGTCCGAGATCGATCACGTCGAGCGCCGGTACGGATGGGGCCGCGAGTTCCACGACTGGAGCGACACGAAGGTCTGGCGGCTGTGCGATCGGAGGGCTCCGTGATCACGTTCAGCATGCTTCCTCGCCTGCTCGAGTGCCCGGCCTCGGCCGCGCTCCCCAGGCATGAGACCTACTCCGCCGACGCCGCTGCCGGAAACGCGAACCACGACCGGCTCGCGCGGTTCGGCGACCTGCCCGACGAGCTGCGCGCGCTCCTGCCGCCTGACCCGATCAGCGAGGTCAAGCTCGCGTACGACGTGGCCACCCGCCGCGCGCGGATCATCGGCGCCGGCCGTGGCCGCGCGTACGGCCCGCTCGGCCCGTTCGAGATCGCCGGCTCGGTCGACGCGCTCGGGCTCGAGAAGGAGCGCGCGGTCGTGCTCGATTGGAAGACCGGCGCGCTCGACGTCGACCCGGCCGCGCGCAACCACCAGCTGTGGGGCTACGCGCTCGCGGCCAGCCGGGCCTTCGGCCGCGACGAGGCGCTGGTCCGGATCGTGTACACGGCGCAGGGCAACCGTGTCGACGAGCACGCGATCGACGCGCTCGAGCTCGCGGCGTTCGCGGACCGGCTCGAGCGGCTGCACGGCCAGGTCGCGTTCGCGATCGCGCAGCGCCGCGACGGCATCGAGCCGGATACTGTGGAGGGACCGTGGTGCCGGTACTGCCCGGCCAAGCAGAGCTGCCCGAGCAAGACCGGGCTGCTCCGGATCATCGCGCACGGCGGCACGATCGGTCAGCTCGGCCGCGAGATGACGCCCGGCCAAGCGCGGATCGCGTACCAGCAGATCGTGGCGCTCGAGGGCATCGTCAAGGACGCCCGGAAGCGCGCCGAGCGGTACGTCGACGAGAACGGGCCGATCGACCTCGGCGACGGCCGCGCGTTCGGCCGCTACGAGCGCAAGGGCAACGAGAAGGTGGACGCTGCGATCGCGTCGCGCGCGATCCGCGAGGTCTGCGGCGAGCGCGCGGACGACGTGGCCGACGTCGCGCTCGAGATCTCGACCAGCAAGGCCGCGATCGAGCGCGCCGCGGCGTCGATCGGCGACAGGCAGCTCGCGAAGCGGATCCTGGGCCGTGCGCGCGAGCTCGGCGGGATCACGAGCGAGGTCAAGCGGCCGGTCGGCGAGTTCTCCGTCGGGCGGAATCCGGCCGTCATGCCGGAACCGTTCCCCGTCGAGGACATCGACTCGCTGATCGCGGAGCGCTCCGAGTGAGCGAGCACGAATGATCGATCTTTTCTTTGATCTCGAACCGGCATCCCTGCTCGTGGCCTGGGACGCCGCCTGCGAGGGCGGCTGGTGGCCGCTGCCCGGCGTTTCGGTGTGGTCGTGGTCGCGGTCAGAGTCGCGGTCGAGGTTGAGGTCGAGGTCGTGGTCGCGGTCGCGGTCGCGGTCGGCATCGCGGTCGTGGTCGTGGTCGTGGTCGGGGTCGGCGTCGCGGTCGTGGTCGTGGTCGTGGTCGTGGTCGGGGTCGGGCTCGGTTAGCTCATGAGCGATCCGAACGGTCACGGCAGGCTGGTCGATGCGCCGCTCGAGCGCGCGTTCGTCGCGGCCCTGCTCGAGCAACCGACCGCCATGCTGACGCTGCCCGACGAGTTCGGGATCGACTGCCTGGGCGACGGCCAGGCGATCCTGACGTTCGCCGCGATGGCGAATTTGCGCGCCCAGGGCAAGGAGATCACGCGCGCGAGCGTGCGCGACGAGATCGTGCGGAACACCGGCAACCCGGACTCGGCGGCGTGGTTCGATCCGATCGCGCGGATCGTCCCGTCGGCCGAGGCGCCGGTGCTGGGCTGGGCCGCGTCGCTCGTGCGCATGGCCGCTCGCCGTCGAGCGCTGATCGAGGACCACGACGCGTCCGAGCGCGACGTCGACGACTTCGCTCTGCGCGACGCCGAGGGGCCGCGAACGATCGACGACGAGATCGCGGCCGAGCCCGCCGTTCCGTCGTCGCCGCTCGTGCTCCTGCGCGACGCGGTGCCGCTGATCCGAGCGCGGGCCGCGCTGCCGTGGATCGAGATCGGGATCGACGACATCCACGCCCTCGCCAGGGGCCGGGCGGGCTCGTGCGTGTTCGTGGTCGGCTGGGAAGGATCGGGCAAGTCGTCGCTCGTGATCCAGGCCGGGCTCCACGCGGCGTCGCGCGGCCTCTGGTTCGTGTACGTGACCACCGAGCTAGACGCCGAGGAGGCCGCGGCGCGCGGGATCGGCATCGTGGCCAGGCGATCGTGGGAGGATGTGCTCCGCGGGCGGCTGGACGATGCCGAGATGCTCGCGTCCTGCCCGGAGGCGTTCGCGATCGTGGACAGTGACCGGGCGACCTTGGCCAACGCCGAGCGCGCGGTGGCCGAGATGCGCCGCCGGTTCCCGGACCGGCAGGGCGTGCTCGCGCTCGACTACCTGCAGGATCTCGCCATGAGCGACGGCGACATGCGGTCGCGCGTGGCGCTGGTGTCGCGCGGGTTTCGCCGGCTGGCCAAGCGGCTCGACGTGTTCGCGATCGCGGTGTCTCAGACCTCGCGCGGCACCAAGAAGCTCCTGCGCGACGGTGAGCTGGTGGGCGCGGACACCGCGTCGAGCGGCGCCGAGAGCAGCCAGATCGAGCGCGACGCGTACGTGACGCTGACGTTCGGCGCGCCCCAGCGCCGCGACGACGGGACGCTCGACGTCGAGCTCCACGTCGGCAAGGGCCGCATGACCGAGGGCGACCGCGTGTGGCCCCTGCGGTTCGACGGGCGCACCGGGCGCTTCGAGGTCCTGGGGGCGAGCCGAACCGGCGACGAGGTGCGCGAGGAGCGCGAGCGCAGGAAGGACGCGCTCATGGAAGAGTCCCGGAGCGAGGCGCTCGAGCGGATCGAGACGCACGTCGACGCGCTGCTCGCGTTCGCGAACGAGCCCAAGAGCCGGAACGATATCTTCGATCCGGCTGCCGGCGGCGTGGGCGGTAACCGGCGCAGCGTGCTGTCCGTGGTCGATCGCATGGTACGGTCCGGCGCGATCGTGCGCGTCAAGGGCAAGCGGTTCGGCCAGCACTGGCCGCTGGCGCTCAGGACCCGGGCCGTGGAGCTCGGATGGGAGATCGTGCCCGATGCCGTCGAGTGACCTTTCGCTCCTCTCCGACCCTGACCCAGCGGCCCTGCTCGTGGCCTGGGACGCCGCCTGCGAGGGCGGCTGGTGGCCGCTGCCCGACGTATCGCTGTGGTCGCGATCGCGATCGCGGGCGCGGGCGTGGGCGGGGGCCGGGTCGTGGTCGGGGTCGTGGTCGGGGTCGTGGTCAGGGTCGTGGTCAGGGTCGAGGTCAGGGTCGAGGTCGTGGTCGTGGTCAGGGTCGTGGTCGGGGTCGAGGTCGTGGTCGGGGTCGAGGTCTGGGTCGTGGTCACGGTCTGGGTAGCAGTACTGATTACATGTAATATGAGCATCAATACTATAAATACTGCTGTTGATACCATTGGTACCATACTGGTACCAACTGGTACCAACTTCGAGGTACTGACCGTACCGGTGGCGGTACCAACACCCCTTATTATAGGGGTTGGTACCGGTACCAGTACGTTGGAAAATACCACACTCGTCGATCGGCACCCCAAGCATAGGTTGGTACTGCCATTTTGGCGTACTACATATACCTACTACTTTTACAGTCAGACTGTAATTCTACACTCATCAGGATTGGTGGTACCAAATCCATGACGCAATGCATTGACCTCTTCTTCGATCTCGATCCCGCGGCCCTGCTCGTGTCATGGGACAGCGCCTGTGAGGGCGGCTGGTGGCCGCTGCCGTGCGTGTCGTCGCGGTCGAGGTCGGGTTCGGGATCGTGGTCGGGGTCGTGGTCGTGGTCGAGGTCGGGGTCGGGGTCGGGGTCGGGGTCGGGGTCGCGGTCGTGGTCGGGGTCGCGGTCGTGGTTGGGGTCGCGGTCGGGAGCGTGGTCGCGGTCGCGGTCGGAGTCGCGGTCGCGGTCGGGGTCGCGGTCGCGGTCGGGGTCGAGATCTGTATGATTACAGTCGGATTGGATCCAGGCATCGCTACCATGGGCGTCGCCGTGCTCGACACGGCATCGCTCAGGATCGTCTTCCTGAGCTCGCTGCCGCTTCCTAAGCTTCGTGGGGGGCACAACAGCACCGGGCTCGCGAAACGCGCGCTGGCGCGGGCCCAGGAGCTCCTTGAGGTCGTTACGGAGCACGGTCCCGATCGGCTCGCCCTGGAGTCGCTGTCGTGGCCGCGCGGCGCCACGCCGGTGGCGTGCCTGTCTCTGTGCTGGGGCGCCGCGTGCGGGATCGCGCGCGCGCGCGGCATCTCGGTGATCGAGCTGCCGCCCAAGCAGTGGCAGAAGGCGATCGGCATGGCGAGCGGCAGTGATCGCGAAACGCTTGAGCGCACCGTCTGTGGTGCCTGTTCGCCAGGAGCGCTGGCTCAGCTCGACGCCATGAAGCCGGCGCTGCGCGAGCACGCGATCGACGCGGCCGGCATCGCGCTCGCCGCTCGGTGGATCGTGACCATACTAGAACCGCAAGCGTTCGGCGAGCGTGCTAGATCAGGGCGCAGGAAGCGAAAGGCGCGTCGACGATGAACGACTTGTTTGGCGACCCTGACCCGCACGCGCTGCTCGTGGCCTGGGACGCCGCCTGCGAGGGCGGCTGGTGGCCGCTGTCGTGCGTGTCGTCGTGGCCGCTGTCGTGCGTGTCGTCGAGGTCATGGTCGCGGTCGCGGTCGTGGTCGCGGTCGTGGTCGCGGTCGCGGTCGGGATCGGAGTCGTGGTCGTGGTCAGGGTCGAGGTCGTGGTCGTGGTCGTGGTCGGGATCGCGGTCGAGGGTTACGACATGAAATCGTTCGATCCGATCGACCTTGTGCTGGCCGACTCGCTGTCGACGAGCGAGCGCGAGACGCTCGACGTCCTGAACGAGGCGCGAGTCCGTTGCCGCCGATACCTGAGCGATCACAAGAACAAGCTGCTTCCGAGAGACGCTGTCGATCTGCTCGCGCTCTGCGAGCGGCGCGAGGCACGCCTTCGAGCCGACAGCCGCAAGGAGCGCCTGCTCCAGGCCCAGCTCGCGCTGGTCGCGCGCAAGCTCGGGCCGATCGACCAGGACTCGATCGACGACGAGATCCGCGGCCTGGTCGCTGGCGCGCTGGCGAGGATGACCGGCGAGCAGCTGCGCAAGCTCGCGCTCGTGCGCGACGTCGAGGCGCGCGCGCTCGACCTGGCCAAGAAAGACAGCGAGGGCGTGTCGTGAGCCGGCTCGATCCGCTCGATCGAGCGCGTGAGAAGAACGAGCGGCTGCGGATCGCGCGGATCGCCGCGCGGGACGCTCGTTCGCAGCTGCTGTTCCGACTAGCGAACGGCGACCATGTGCGCTACTACGGGCTCGGATGGCGGATCGAACGGTGGCTGTGAGCGCGATCGAGCCCAGCGTCCGGATCCGCGGCGCGCGCGGCCGCGATCAGGCGTTCGTGGCCGCGACCTGGGCGTTCTCGCTGCGCGACGCCGGATGGCGGCGCAGCAAAGCCAACGAGATCGTGGACCGGCTGCTCGACGATCCTGCCTGCCGGCTCCTGTGCGCGTGCGATCCCGAGGAGCCGGACCGGCTGGTCGGCTGGATCGCGGCGGCCACGCTGCCCGCGGCCCGGCTGCTTCTGTACGCGTACGTTCGTGACAAGCACCGCAGGGGCGGAATCGGCTCGCTGCTCCTGCGATCGGCGTTCGCCGACGCCAGCAAGCCGCTGTACCATGTGCTGCGCGGCCCCGACGCCGACGCGCTGCTGACGAAGTACCAGAGCAAGGAGCTGCCCGTGGAAACGTTTCTCGGAGGCGTTCAGTGAACGTCGACGCGACCAGAACATGGACCATGCGGTGCGCTCGCATGCTCTCTCGCGAGCTACAGATCATCGCCACCGAGCGAGCGGCTCACTCGATCGACGGTTCCATGACAGGAATGGCCATGGCGTCGATCCTGGCAGTCCCAGCAGGACCGTTACGTGATTTCGAGATCGCGAAATGGGCGGGCAGGATCATCGACGGGCCCGGAAAGATCGCGTTCGTTCTCATGCCAGATGCTTCCGATGAAGAATTGGATGCCTTCATCGCCCTCAACGACAGGATCCTCGAGGAGCTAAATGCGCCACATCCCGCTCGCTGACCGCGTGATCGTCGAGGAGCTCGCCGAGCGCAAGAAGACCAAGGCCGGGATCTGGATCCCGGACAAATACACCAACCAGAAGAGCGTCGCGTTCGGCACCGTGCTCGAGGTCGGCGCCGGCCGCGTCAACGCCGGGGGCAAGGTCGTCCCGCTCGCGGTCAAGCGCGGCGACGTGGTCATGTTCCCGCGCCAGGCGCCGGCCGCGGTTCCGATCTTCGACGACGAGGGCGACGAGAAGATCGTGCTCCTGCTGCGCGAGGCCGACATCGTGTCGATCGTCGAGGGCATGCCGCGCGCCTCGCTGATCTACGACGTCGCCGGCGCGCCGCTGTCGATCGATCCGCAGTCGCTCGCGCGCGCGGACTCGACGTACAAGGCTGAGGAAGAGATCCGGATCGCCGAGCGCGAGGGCTGGTCGGATCCGGACGAGCATGTCGACGAGTAGGCGGCCACCGCGCACGATCCGTCCGGTCGAGATCGTGTTGAATCCGCCGGACGTCGTCGGAAAGACGCTGGCCCGGTGCGGCTGGTGCCTGGACCTGCCGGCGACGACGTTCGTGGCCGCGACGCCGACCTGCTCGACGTGCGCGGAGCTGACGCCGCACGGCCGGGTCTCGCGCTACCTTGTCACTGTGCACGCCAGGATCTACGGACCGAAGAAGGAGCCGACGTGACCGAGAAAGGCCGCATCACGTACGTGAAGTTCGAAACCGAGGTTACCGTCGGCGGCGACTTCCACGGCCTCCAGAGCTGGACGTTCGACAAGCACGGCGAGAAGGGAATCACGCTCGCCGAAGAGGGTCCGTGGCTCGTGATGACGGTGCAGGACGGCACCACGCGGTGGATTCCGATCCACAACGTCGCGTTCATCGCGCGCGCGAAGCCCGAGGGCACGAAGAAGTGAGCCCCGACGAGGAAGAGGCGTACGCCGAGTACCAGATCGCGACGCGCGCGCTCCGCGATGCCGAGCTCGTGCTGCGCCGCGCGCAGGACAGGTACAAGGCCGCGCTCGCCGAGCTGAACAAGCGGATCGCGCCGCTGCCCGAGGGCGGATGATCGTGTGCGCGGGATCCTGCACCACCGGATTCCGTTGCGGAAGGGCGACCGGCCCGATGATCTCGTCGGCCGGCTGACCTCGGACTGGTTCCCCGAGCAGCGCGCGTTCTACGACGATCCGTCGCAGCTGGTGGCCGCGATCAAGGGCCGTCGCGCCGGCGGCACGCGCGGCGGCGCCGCGCACTTCGTCCGGCGCGCGCTCGCCCTGCCCGGCTTCCGCGGCCTCTACCTGAACAGCACGCGCGGCGAGGCCGAGCGGCTCGCCTGGTGGGGCCTCAAGAGCGACGGCATGGCCTCGCTCGTCGAGCGGCTCAAGATCCCGTGCGATACCAACGGCGCGAAGCTCGAGCTCCGGTTCGAGAACGGCAGCTGGATCTTCCTGCGCGGCGCCGACGACGAGGCCGAGCTGCGCAAGGCGCTGGGCTTCGCGTACCACGAGGTCTGGTGGGACGAGGCGCAGAAGATCCCGCCCAAGATCGCGCCCGCGATCCGCGAGGTGCTCATGCCGGCGCTGCTCGACGACGGCGGCCGGCTGCGCCTGGTCGGCACGCCGGTCCGGCAGATGGCCGGCCTGTTCTGGGAGGTGACGCGGCCCGAGATCGAGCGCCGGATCCCGGGCTGGAGCGTGCACCACTGGACGCTGCTCGAGAACCCGTTCTTCGGCCCCGATCGCGAACGGCGCTGGGCCAAGGGCGTGCTCGGCCTCCAGCGGCTGCTCGGCGGCCCGGACGTCGCGCCGATCGACAGCCCGATCATGCGCCGCGAGGCGCTCGGCGAGTGGGTGCGCGAGGACGCCAACTACGTCTACGCCGTGCACCGCGCGAAGCACGAGGGACTGTTCTACGCGCCCGCGCGGCTCCGCCCTGACGGCTTCCCGGACGTGGCCACCGCGCTCGACGATCTGCCGTGGCCGAAGTCCGAGGCGATGTTCGCGCTCGGCATCGACATCGGCTACTTCCCGGACCCGTTCGCGTTCGCGCTGTGGGCCTGGCACCCGAACCATCCCGAGCTGCACGAGGTCTGCAGCTGGACGAAGACCCGGCTCACGAGCGACGAGCAGGTCGCGGCCGTGAGAGCCGTGCGCGAGCACGTCGCGATCGGCATCGTGGTCGCCGATGCCGGCGGGCCGGCGAAGGGCACCGTGCGCGGCTGGAGCAAGGAGTGGGTCGACCGCTACGGCCTGCCGATCGTCGAGGCAGAAAAAGCGCACAAGCACGTCGCGATCGACACGGTGAACGCAGACCTGATCGCGGGCAACCTCAAGCTCCGCGACGGCGGCGCGCTGTACGACGAGATGAAGGATCTACAGTGGTCGAGCGTGGTGTCCGGATCGGGCCGCATGGTCGAGGACCCGACGCTGGCGAACCACGCGTGCGACGCTGCGCTGTACGCGCACCGCCACAGCTGGCAGCACCGGTACGTTCCCGCGGTCGTCGAGCCGCCGCCAGGGACACCGGAGCGGGCCGTGCTAGAAGAGCAGCGGCTCGAGCAGGACCGGATGGACGAGCTCGACGAGGAGTGGCTGCACTGATGGGAGCGAGACGGAAGACCGACGACGAGCGCAGCAAGGACCTGCTGCTGTGGGCGCGCAAGCAGCGGATCGCGGTCCAGCGGATCACGGTCGGCGACGTGTCGATCGACCTGGTCGACTACCGGCTGGCCGAGTCCGAGGGGCCGGTCGTACGCTCGGAGCGCGAGGCCAAGCGCACGATCTACAACGAGTTCGCCGGCCCGCTCGCGGGCGACGCCGGGCTCGTCGAGAAGGAGGACGAGAACGCTGTGATCGAGGACGACGACGAGTGAATCGTATGGTAGGCACGGTGCCAATGCCGTTATTCGAAGTTGCGATCCTAGAAATGCCATCCAAGAAAGAGCTCGAGGACGGGACAGCGGTCGAACGCTTGGCGTTCGGTCCCAAGTTCGTTGTTGCCAAGGACGCCCAGTCGGCCGCGATTCGCGCGGTCCTCGACAACGCCGGCGATGCGGGGAAGGTAGATCAAGCGCGCATGCAGGTGCTCGTCCGCCCTTTTGCGTGAGCGACCGGCAGCAGCAGGCGCGTAACGTGGCGCCGGTCGCTCAACACAATCAGCTGCAGGCCCTGCTTCAGCCACAGCTGGGTGGCGTGCACTATTTGAATGCACCTGCGCATTCGGCCACGTTCACACCAGCGAACCTGGGCCTGTCGCAGTAGCGCTTTCGATTGGGCGTTGCGTCCGTTGTCGTCTCGCTGCTAGTCTGCCAGCCGCGTGGCCAAGAAACGAGCCAAGCGGGTCTACGCCCGGCGGCTGACCGAGTCCGACAAGGACAAGGCCTCGTACGACTACGACGATCGTCCTGGCCCGTCGGTCGCGTGGTGGCGGACGCGATCGGGCGTCGACTGCCAGGCCTCGATCTGGTCGTGGGTCGAGCGGCTGCGCCCGTTCTGGAACCAGTACTCGATCATGGACCTGGTCCACGAGGCGATCTACCTCGGCCGGCCGCTCGGGATGTCGCGCGCCGCGCAGGGCGGCCAGTACCTGCTCCTGCGCTCCGGCGTGTTGCTCAACCTGAACGTGATCATGTCGATGGTCGACACCGCGACGAGCCGGCTCTGCAAGCGCCGGCCGATGCCGGCGATCAGCGCGCGCGACGCCGACTGGGAGGACAAGCAGTTCGCGCTCGAGGTGAGCCCGATCCTGCGCGCGCAGATCGGATCGGGCGCGGTCGACGCGATCGATCCGCTGATCGTCCGCGACATGTGCATCCGCGGCGACGGCTGCTACAAGGTCGAGCGCTACTGCGGCGACCTCGCGATCCGGCGCCTGCCGATCTACGAGATCGTCGTCGACCCGTTCGAGGCCGAGCACGGCGGCCCTCGGCAAATGGTCCACCTGCGGCCCGAGCCGCGCGAGGTGATGGCCCGGCGGTACCCGGAGAGCGCCGACGCGATCTGGGCAGCGCCGGCATATAACCGCGCCGATCCGTGGTCGTTGTACAACTATAGCTACCAGACCACGCTGACGCACGACTTCGTCGAGGTCGCCGAGGCGTGGCACCTGCCGAGCGAGGGCGGCGACGACGGCCAGCGCGCGGTCGTGGTCCGCGGCGTGCTCGAGCCGGTGTACCGGCGCGAGTACTGCCGGCCCAGGTTCCCGATCGCGAAGCAGTCGTGGACCGCGCCGACCCGCGGCTGGCGCGGCGAGGGCCTCGTCGTCCAGCTCGCCGGCATCCAGGAGCAGATCAACGACATCCTGCGCGACGCGCGCGAGGGACTGAAGTGGGCCAGCCAGCTGACGATCTTCGTCCAGCGCGGCGCGAACGTGAACAAGCACCACCTGCGCGCGCGGCACCCGCACGTCGTCGAGTTCGACGGCCAGGAGCCGCACTACGTCGCGCCGAACCCCGTCAGCGAGCAGGCGATCCGGATCCTGCAGCTCCTGATCGAGCAGGCCTACCAGATCACCGGCATCTCGCAGATGGCCGCGCAGAGCAAGAATACGCTCGGCGCCGGCGCGAGCGGCGCCGCGATCGACAACATGGACGACCTGCAGAGCGACCGGTTCGCGCACGTCGAGGCCAGCCGGCAGCAGGCCCGCGTCGAGCTCGGCCGGATCATGGTCGACGAAGCGCGGCAGATGCACGACGAGGTCAAGAACCCGGACGAGTACGACGAGGCCGAGTTCGACGCGTACGGCCCGCTCCAGGACAAGGACGAGCTCGCGCCCTGGATCATGAACAACAAGTGGAACGACGTCGACATCGACGGCGGCAGCTACACGCTGCACCTCGAGCCCGTCAACTTCATTCCGGACACGCGCGCCGGCCGGCTGTCGGGCGTCGCTGAGCTCGGCAAGAACGGGCTCATCCCGGACCCGTCGATCCAGGCCGACCTGTTCGACGAGCCCGACGTCCAGGCCGCGAACCGGATCACGCTCGGCCCCAAGCACCGGCTCGACAGGGTCATGAGCGGGCTCGCGAAGCTCCGCGTTCCGATGGCGGACCTCCAGCCCGACCGGTACATGAACCTGCCGCTCGGCGTGCTCATGGCAAAGGGCTGGTTAAACGAGGCCGAGGCGCAGGACGCGCCCGAAGAGGTCAAGCAGCGCTACCGGGACTGGATCGAGCTGGCCAAGGCCGAGATTCAGGCCGCCGACCGCGACATGGCCCCGTCGCTGCCGGGCGCCCAGGCGAACAACATCGTCGCCGCGCCGAACGCGGCCATGCTCCAGCCCGGGCTCGGCGGCGGCGGTCCGCCTGGACCACCCGGAGCCGGAGGTCCGCCCGGGGCTGGCGCTCCGCCGCCGGGCATGCCACCGTTGCCGCCAGGAGTCAGCTGACGAATGGCCGATCCAGCGCAAGAGGCGGACGATGATGGCGACGTCGCCGCGATCGACGGCGGCAGCGAGCCGGAGTCTCCGACCGGCGACGCGCCCGACGATTCCGACGACGGCGAGGACGCGTTCGACGCGCAGTCGACGCTCGCGGCACGGATCGTCAAGGCCTCGTCGGCGACGCGCCCGATCTCCAAACGCACGCGCGAGCTGTTCGCGGCCGCGTCGCAGAAGATCAAGGCCTCGAAGGGCGACGACGATGAGGACGTCGCCTTCGGCCTGGACGAGGCCGAGGCTGCGCCTGCTGGTGCTCAAGGTCAGGCTGGCGCTGCTGCGCCGGCGGCTGGCCAGGCTGCTGCGAAAACAGGAGCAGCAGCAGCCGTGGTGCCGCCCGCGCCGTCGCTGGACCCGCAGGTCGCCGAGCTCCGCCAGCAGTGGACGGCGAAGATCGCCGACCTCGACAAGCGCGAGCAGCAGATCGTCGAGCGCGAGCGCACCGGCGACGTCGGCAAGCTCCGCGACAAGTACTTCGAGCGCGGCGCCGACGCGCTCGTCGACGTGATCAAGCAGTGGTCGATCGCCGAGACCGACGACGATCTCAAGGACGAGATCGCGTCGGTGGTCGCCGAGCTGTCGAGCAAGGTGCTCGGCGTCGAGGTGCCGCGCGAGGCGCTCGAGCGCGCGAGCACGCGCCGCACCGCGAAGTCGATCAAGATCATGAAGGCCGACATGGTTCGCGACGCCGAGGCGCGCGAGGCCCAGATCAAGGCCCGCGAGGACGAGGCCAACCGGACGCGCGTGAAAGCGATCCTCGGCCAGGAGCTCGCCAAGAAGGAGCACGCCGAGGCGTTCCCGTGGCTCGCGTCCGAGGACGCCCCCGGCGACATCGTGTTCGACGTCGTCGAGGCCGCGCTCAAGCGCGACGGCACGCAGCTAACGTGGCAAGAAGCCGCGAAGCGCGCCAACGATTTTCTGAAGAACCAGGCTTCCGCGTACTACGACAAGCGGAAGCACCTGCTCGCAGGCCCGGCGCAAGCCGGCGCCGGCGCGCCACAGCAGCAGCGCACAGGGAGACCATCAGGTCCGCAGGTCACGCGCCCGCCGCAGACGGCCCAGCCGCCGCCCGCCCCACAGCAGCCACCGGCAATCCCGCCGGTGAACGGCAAGTGGAACGACGAGGCCCACCGACGCGCAACGAAGCAGCGGTTCCGCGCTGCGTTCCAGCCGCGTCCGGAGGACGCCGACTAGATCTTCGTCGGCGACCGCGAGCAGGCCAACCCGATCACAAGGATGACCTGCGATGACCCTGGATACCTCAGCGTTCAATCCGATGCTCAAGGAGCACTACGCTCCCGGGCCGGTGGCCAACATGGCCTTCCAAAAGAACAAGGCGATCGGTCTCATGACCAAGCGCAACCGCAAGCCGTCCGGCGAGGGCGGCGGCAAGTACTGGGTCCAGCCGATCCAGTACGCCGATCCCGGCGGCGGATCGTCCGACTTCGCGACCGCGAACGCGTACACCGACGCCCAGTCGCTGTACGTCGCGTTCCAGGTCTCGCGCAAGAAGCACTACCGCGTGGCCAAGGTCGAGAACGAGGTGATCGAGGCGACGGCCGAGGGCAACATGGACGCCTTCGAGCCCGCGTTCGACGAGTTCGACCGCGCGATCCGCGCCGAGGGGAACTATCTAAACTTCCGGTTCTTCCGGACGTCGGGCGGGTACATCGGCCGCATGAGCAACAGCTCGTTCGCGACCGCCGTGCTCACGCTCGACGATCCGGCGGGGTGCTGGGGCGTTCGCAAGAACGACGTCGTGAACCTGTCGGCGACCGACGGCACGAGCGGCTCGCTCAAGGCCGGCTCGCTCAAGGTGCTCAGCGTCCAGCGCCGCGCCGGCACGATCACGATGACCGGAAATATCTCGGCGGGCGTCGCGACCGCGGCGCAGAACGACTACGTGTTCCTCGCCGGCGACTTCGGACTGGGCTGCAGCGGCCTGCTCGACTGGGTGCCGGACTCTGCGCCCGGCGCGACGCTGTTCTACAACGTCGACCGCACGGCCGACGCCGACATGCTCGGCGGGCTCCGCGTCGACGCGACCAACGGCGAGCCGGTCCACGAGACGCTCGTCAACATGGTGGTCGCGGCGGACGAGCTCGGTGCCGAGCCCGACGTCTGCTTCGCGAACCCGCGCGCGCTCGGCACGCTGACCAAGCAGCTCGAGGGTAAGTGGATCATCATGAAGGGCCAGGGCTACGGCGGCAGCGAGGCCGATATCGGCTACAAGGGCTGGCAGGTCACGCTCGAGGGCCACGAGGTCACGATCTTCAGCGATCGCACGTGTCCGGTGAAGCGCCTGTTCATGCTGCAGCTCGACACCTGGACGATGTTCTCGGCGGGAATGGCCCCCAATTTCATCCAGAAGAAGGCCGGTTCGATCATCAAGCCGTCGGAAACGAGCGACGGCTTCGAGGGTCGCATCGGCGAGTATTTCAACTTCTCGTGCAAGGCGCCGGGCTGGAACGTCAACGCCCAGCTCCAGTGAGGTGATGCCCATGGCGAACGCGAAGACCTACTCGATCGATCCGAACATCTTCCAGCCGACCTCACTGTCTGGCGTGGCGCAATCGCCCGCCGACCGCAACGCGTCGGCGTGGACCCGGCTCCTGCTCACCTCGAACCTCGCGCTGTCAGCCGGCTTCGAGCTGCTCGACACGACGGCCACGACGCTGTCGCTCGACGTGTTCGAGTCGCGGCTCAACGTGAGCGGCACGATGGCGTTCACGCTCCCCGACGGTACCGTCATCGGGCAGCGCAAGCGCGTGCGCTGCGTGGCCGCGGCGTCGACGCCGCTCGCGACCCTGACCGTGACCACGCCCGAGACCGCGACCAACTACGCGTGCTCGTCGACGTTCGTGTTCGACACGATCGGGCAGGCGGTCGAGTTCGAGTGGACGGAAAACAGCAAGTGGAAGGCCACGACGGTCACGCGCGCGGGCGGCACGGCGAACAACGTCGTGGTCGGCACGACCGTGCTCACCGGCCTGAACCTGTGGGCGACGTACTTCCTCTCGGTCACCGGCACCGTGTCGTCGACCACCACCAAGGGCGTCCCGAACGGGTCGGCGATCGGCGAGCAGATCCTCGTCGGCTGCTCGACGGCCGCGTCCACGCCGTCCGGGACGATCTCGATCACCGGCGTGACCAACGCGGGCGGCGCGGCGACCACGCTCGGCACGTGCACGGCGACCACCCACTTTGCGACGCTGCGCTGGAACGGTGCCGCGTGGCAGGTGCTGGGCAACGCGACCCTGGTCCTGTCGTGAAAGGAGCACCGTAATGCAACGCGGGAACAACATGGCCAAGGCGACGTTCGCGAACCATACGGACGTGTACGCGGCGTTCCTCGGCGGCGGCGCGGCGACGAACCTGTCGATCCCAACCAACGGGGTCCTGACCGATTCCGCGGCCGGGCTCTTTCCCAGGAGCGCGAACCTCGCGCTCACGGGCACGTACGTGTCCACCGGCGTCTTCACGATCGTCCTCAGCGAGTCGTGCAAGAACATCCTGTGGGCGCAGCCGATCGTCGTGTCGGACGGCGGATCTCCGACGGCGATCCTCGAGGCGACGTGCACGAAGATCACGCCGCCGAACACGCTGACGATCAAGATCTTCACGCCGAGCGGGACGTTGACGGACCCAGGGACCTCCGACCTGATCATCATCCGCATCACGTTCGCGGACACGAACTCGATCAACGGCATGGCGGCGGCCGGCTGAGGACTCCCCGGTGGCGCTCGTCAAGACCCTCGCCGATCTCCGAGCGGCCCTGCTCCGCAGGGTCCGCGTGGAGAACAGCACCGATCTGACGCCGGACGTCCTGAACGACGTCGTCAACGACGCGCTGTACGAGGGCCGGGATATCATCACCGGGAAGTGGCTCGAGTACTATACGGTCAGCGTTCCGCAGGCCGTGACGGCGGGGACAGATACGTACGCCCTGCCGACCGACTTCTACAAGCTGCGCGGCGTCTGGATCCTGACCGACACGCTGCGCTACCGGCGGCTCATGCCGATCGACCTGGACGCGCTGCACGAGTACACGGGGACCACGACCGCCGACAAGGCGTACCGGTACCTGCTGATCGCGCGGAACCTCCAGCTCGCGCCGGTCCCCGCCTCGAACGAGACGCTCAAGATCTGGTACGTCCCGATCCAGGCCGAGCTCACGAACGACTCGGACTCGGTCACGTTCGACGTGCCGGCCGAGCTGAAGCTGATCCTTGCGATCGGCTGGCGAGACATCCTCGAGGGGCAGGATCTCGACCCGTCGCCGGCGGTCGCGAAGGTCGACTACTACACGAAGCTCCTGCGGACCGCGGCCGACGGCAAGGACGCGGCGCAGCCGTTCTATCTCGACCCGCACGGGCCGTTCGTCGACGACGACTTCGACGAGGTATGGTGATGCCGGCGCAGCGAGCCAAGCGTCCCGTGCCGCGCCCGCAGGCGATCGGCACGAACACGCCCGACCTGCCGAGCGTCCAGCGCGCGCTCGGCGACGTGCTCGACAAGCTGCCGACGGTCGCGAACCGACCGCGCTCGTCGGTCCAGGCCGACCTCGTCGTGGGCGACAACCGCGTCGCGCACGGCGTGGGCATGGTGCCGCGCGGCGTGAGCCTCGTGCCGACCGTCGCCGACGCGACGTTCGCGTGGTGCCTCAAGAGCCGCGACGACAAGCAGGCGGTGATCACCGTGGTCGGCGTGGCGCAGCCGGGCTGCGTGCTGGAGTTCTGGGCATGAGCACTCCGAACATGGGGATGACGCTGCCGGTCGACCATGGCTCGAGCGGCACGTGGGACACGATCCTCGACCAGGTGTTCACGGTGATCGACCAGCACGATCACACGACCGGCAAGGGCGTGCAGATCCCGACGGCCGCGCTCAACGTCAACGCGCACCTCGCGATGGGATCGTTCGCGGTCAAGGACGCGCTCGCGTTCGATCTAGGGCCGACGACGCCGGCGAGCGTGTCGTCGTTCTCGAGCGCGCTGTTCGCGAACAGTTCCGATAGCAACAACCTCTACTACCGCAACAGCAGCGGCGTGAACGTGCAGATCACGAGCGGCAGCACGCTGAACGTGTCGATCGTCGGCGGCATCGGCGGAGACTACAGCTCGGTGAGCGCGCTGCTGTCGTTCGACGACGCGACCGACAGCTACTGGCTCCAGCAGCAGGGCTCGCCGCGGCCGTGGGCGCGCGTCCGCGTCGGCGACGTCGACATCTACGAGACCGCTGCGTCGATCACGAACCGCGTGCGCGTCCAGAGCCCAAGCGGGCTCGCGGCGAGCTACGCGATGACGCTGCCGGCCGCGCTCGGATCGCAGACCGAGCCGCTGTCGGTGAGCTCGGCCGGCGTGATGTCGCTCGGCAAGCACGGCACGTACACGCTGCAGCTGCACGGGTCGATCTTTCAGCCGACGGCCGGCACGCCCGCGTACGGCGCGTTCGTCGGCACCTCGGGAATCTCGGCATCGGGCGCGGCGCTGAACGCGGTCGCGCCGATCCCGCTCCGCGACAGCGAGCGGATCACCGCGGTCAGGTTCTTCGTCGCGGACAGCGCGACCGGGCCGACCAAGGTGCAGGGCAGCATCGGCAACGTCGTCGGCAGTACCGGAGTGCCGACGAACACGAACTCCACCTCGGTGTCGGCCGGGACCGGCGCGAACCAGACGCTCCAGATCACCGGCCTCACGATCACGGCGACGGCGGGTACCGCGTACCTGCTGCAGATCGCGACCACGACGGGGACGAACTTCTCGGCCTGTTACATGGTGGAGATCGACTATGACAAGCCGTGATCAGTCGCAGGATCCGGCTCGCACGGTCGAGCCGTCGACGAGCGGGCACGAGCGCTCCCAGCACGTTCCGGTCGGCGGCACGCACTCCGCCGGAACGGGATCCTCGCTGCATCCGAGATCGAACGCGCAGCACGGATTGGCCTCGGGCGCGAGCGTCTCGCACTCTGCGGGCTCTGGGCTCGAAGGATCGACGCCGCATCCGACCAGCAGAACCATCATGGCGATCTTCAACATGCTCACAATTTGAGAGGGTATATGCCGCTTGTCAAGTCAGCGTCCAAGGCAGCCGTTTCGCAGAACATTCGGACGGAGATCAAGGCGGGCCGCCCGCAGAAGCAGGCGGTGGCGATCGCGCTGTCGACCGCGCGCAACGCCCATCACAAGGCGCACCAGGACGCGCACGCGAAGGCGGCAAAGAAGATCTACTGATGCCGATCCGCCCCGTCCCATTGCCGATCCAGTTCGCTGGCGGCGTCGAGACCAAGACCGACGCGAAGCAGGTCCCGCAGACGAAGCTGCTCACCTGCGAGAACGCGACGTTCGTCAAGGGCACGACGCTCGCCAAGCGGAACGGGTACGTCGCGCTCGGACGGCTGACCGAAGCGGGCGGCACGTACGGCACCGCGATCGGGATCGGCGAGCGCGACGGCGAGCTCGTGCTGTTCGACGGCGTGCGCGCGTGGAGCCACCGGCCCAGCTCGGACACGTGGAGCGACACCGGCGACATGGCCGCGTGCACGATGATCAACAGGCCGATCGCGCGCACCGGGACGCAGCAGACCATGCTCGACCAGGCGCAGCTGTCCGGCGTGCGCGCGGCCGCGTGGGAGGACAGCCGCGGCGGCGTGCGCATGAGCGTGATCGAGGCCGAGACCGGCCGGATCCTGCTCGCCGACACGCAGCTGCACGCTACCGCCCAGTGCCCGCGCGCGTGCGTGTGCGGGTCCGTGATCCACGTCTACTACCTGGTCGCCGCGCTCGGCCAGATCTGGGTCGCGATCGTGAACCCCGCGATCCCGTCGACCGCACCGGTGCCGCAGCTCCTGATCGATGACGTCCGTCGCGCGAACGCGGTCTACGACGCGGTGACCTCGTGGTCGACGACGTACGCGGACACGAACCCCGTCTCGATCGCGTGGTCGTGCGAGACCGGCGGCCACCGCGTGGCATACGTCCACCCGAGCGGCGTGCTCGGGTCCGCGGTCACCGGGCTGCCCGGCGCGGCGACGTTCTCTGCCGCGACCGACACGGTCGACGGCCCGATCGGGATCGTGTACGACCGCCACAGCGACTCGGTGGTGGCGGTCGCCTGGGGCGATAACGCCTCGCAGGTCCGTGTCCGGTTCGTGACCTCGACAAGCCTGGTCACGTTCGTCTACACCGGGGTCGTCACTTCGATCTTCGGGACGTCGTGGCTGCGCGTCGCGCTCGACTTCACCGGCCTCAGCGCGGGCGGCTTTCCGATCCTGTGGTGGGCCGCGGACACCGACCGCGGGCTGCCCGCGCAGCCCGACCAGTGGGCGATCGAGACCGGTGCGCTCGACGCGACCGGCACGCTCGTGCAGGCGTCCCGCCAGCTGCGCGGCCACGTCGTCGCCGGCCGCGCGTTCTACGACCAGGGCAACGCGTACCTGCCGGTCGCGCACGCGCCGCAGTTCTTCCCGTACGCGGCCGTGATCCGGCTGTCGACGTCGACGCTCGGGCCGATCACGCCGTGCTTCGCTCGGATCCTGCCCGGATCGCTCTACGCGAACACGACGCGCAAGCACGTCCCGAGCTCGCAGAGCGTGGACCCCGAGACCAGTGGGCTCGACATCGGCAACTCCGCCCGGCACGAGATCGCGCTCGGCTACCGGATCCAGCTGTCGGGCTCGAGCGCGACGCAGTGGAGCGAGGCCGGCGCGATGGTCTGCGCGCTCGACTTCTCGGACGCGAACGCGTACCGCACGCAGCAGCTGGGCCGCGGGCTCTACCTCGCCGGCGCGTGCCCGCAGCGCTACGACGGCGCGTCGTGGGCCGAGGCCGACTTCCACACGGCGCCGGACACCGTGAGCGGCGTTACGTGGGTCAGCGAGGGCGCGGCCGGCGCGCTCGGCGCGGGAACCTACGGCTACAAGATCGTGTACGAGGAAATCGACGCGCAGGGCGAGCGCCGGACCAGCGCGCCCAGCGTCCAGCAGAACGTCACGATCGGCGCGAGCAAGAAGGTGAACGTCACGATCCCGACGCTCCGGCTCACCGCGCGCTCGCGCGTGCGGATCGGCGTGTTCCGCACGCCGCAGGGCCAGACCGGCGACCCCGACCAGCTAACGTTCTACCGCGTGACCTCGACCGATCCGACCGCGTCGGGCGACAACGGGTACGTGGTCAACGATCCGACCGTCGACACGATCTTGTTCGTCGACAACATCACGGACGCGACGCTGATCGGGCTCGAGCCGCTCTACACCAACGGCGGCATCCTGCCGAACAACCCTGTGCAGATCGCGGGCGGCGTGATCGCGGGCGGCAAGAGCCGGCTGTTCGCGACCGACCCGGTCGATCCGCACCTCGTACGGTTCTCGCAGCAGATCGGTGATGACGAGGGCGTCGCGTGGCCGATCGACCTGTCGACGCGGATCGACCCGTACGGCGGCGACGTGATCGGCCTTGGCATCGTCGATGACACCGTGGTCGCGTTCACCGCGACCGCGATCTACGGCTTCGGCGGCCCGGGTCCGCAGGACAACCCGAACGCGGACCCGCAGTCGTTCTCGTTCTCGCCGCCGCGGCTCATCACGAGCGACGTCGGCTGCAAGTCGCCGGGCTCGATCTGCCAGTCGCCGCTCGGCATCGTGTTCCAGTCGTCCAAGGGCATCAAGATGCTCGACCGCACGCTCAACGTGGTCGACATCGGCTCGGCGGTCTACGCGTACAACGACCAGACGGTCCGGCGGGCGACGCTCCTGCCCGATCGACACCAGATCGTGTTCCTCACCGACGACGGCTCCACGCTGCTCTGGGACTACCAGCGCGACCAGTGGTCGACGTTCACGAACCACGAAGGGCTCGACGCGCTCGTGCTCGACGGCACGTACCACTACCTGCGCACCGACGGCCGCGTGTTCGCCGAAACGCCGGGCTCCTACGTCGACGACAACAGCCACATCGTGATGCGGATCGAGACCGCGTGGATCAAGCTCGGCGGGTACCTGCAGGGCTGGCAGCGGATCCTGTGGGCGTTCATCATCGGCGAGTTCGAGAGCGATCACCTGCTCGGCGTCCGCTACCGGACCGACTACAACGACGCGTGGTCGGAGCAGATCCAGCTCGACGTCGGGAACAACTACAACCCGAGCGTGTACGGCGCGGGCGCGTACGGCGTTGGCGAGTACGGCGGACCCGGCGGAGACGAGACGCGCTACCAGCGCGCGATCCACTTAAACAAGCGGTGCCAGTCGATCCAGTTCCGGTTCGAGGACATCGAGGACGTGACCGAGTACGGCGCGAGCTACCAGCTGTCCGAGCTGCTATTGATCGGCGGCGTGCTCGGTCCGGCGTTCAAGCTGCCGGCAGCGAGGAGGAACTGACATGGCCTGGTACGACGTGTTTCTCGGCGGCATGGGCGCATCGACGAATCCGAGCGATTACAAGATCACGTCGCCGTACGGCTCGCAGATCACCGGCATGATCAACAGCGGCGTGCAGGGGATCGATCAGCGGCAGACGCCGCAGGCGCAGCAGAACAGCCCGTACGCGGCCATGCAGATGCAGCAGGCGCAGCAGCTCCAGCGGATCGCGAGCGGCCAGCAGCAGGGCGCCGGCGAGCTCGCGGCGCAGCGCCAGGCGCAGAACGCGATGGCCGGACAGCAGGCGATGGCGCGCATGGCCCACGGCGGGAACGCCGCGCTCGCGGCCCGTGGCGCGGCGAACAACGCGGCCGGCATCGGGCTCGCCGGCGCCGGCATGAGCCAGCAGGCCGCGCTCCAGGACCAATCGGCCGCACAGCAGGCGCTGACCGGCGCGATGGGGCAGGCGCGCGGGCAGGACCAGCAGATGCAGCTCGCGAACCTCGACGCGCAGCTGCGCGCGATGGGAATGAACGATCAGGCCCGGCTCGGCTATCTGCAGCAGCTGACCGGGCTCAACGCGCAGCAGCTCGCCGCGCAGTCGCAGGCGATGCAGACCGCGGTCGGGCAACAGGGTCTGCTCGGCCCGCTCTTGAGCGCTGGCGGCCAGGTCGGCGCGGCCGCGGCCATGTCCGACGAGCGGGTCAAGACGGGCGTGACCGACGCGCGCGACGAGGTCGACGAGATGCTCGATCAGCTCCTGCCGAAGGCGTACGCGTACAAGGATCAGAGCAAGCACGGCGTCGGCCGCCGTGTCGGCATCATGGCGCAGGACATGATGCGATCGAGGGCCGGAGCGCGCGTCGTGTTCCAGCACCCCGACGGCCTCGCGCTCGACGTCAACAAGGCCCTGTCGGCCGCGCTCGCGTCGAGCGCGCGGCTCAACGAGCGGCTCCGCAAGGTGGAGCGGAAGGCGCGCTGAGGCCCGATGGGGATGGTGACCACGCCCGACGGCCGGCAGGTGTTCCTGCCGGACTCGCTCATGCCGCCCGGCGTGCCGCCGCCGGTGTCGGACGAGCTCGCGGGCGGCCCGTCCGTTCCGCCGCCGGTTCCCGCTCCGGCCTCGCCAGCGCCGCCGCCCGTTCCGGTGCAGGCTCCAGCGCCGATCGCGCCGATCGGGCCCGTGCCGACGGCTCCTGTTCCGCCGGCTCAGACACCGGCCGGCAAGCCAGGCAAGGCCGCTCCGCCGCCCACGCCCGAGCAGCAGATCGAGCAGGCGACGCAGGCCCAGGCCGGCGAGAAGCAGGAACAAGCACGGACCGCGACGCAGATCGGCGACCTCGAGGCGCAGCAGCTCGCCGAGACGAACGCAGCGAAGCAGAAGGCCTACACGAAGGCCTGGGGCCTGCAGCAGCACGGCGACCTTTCGCAGGAGGCGTACCGGCAGAAGATCGCCGACGCCTCGAAGCAGGCCGAGGGGGCGGTGAACGCGTACGCCAACTTCAAGGTCGACCCGGGCCGGCAGTGGGCGAACATGTCGACCGGCCGGAAGATCCTGGCCGGCATCTCGGTCGCGCTGTCCGGGCTCGGCGACGCGTTCATGCGCAAAACCGGGCCGAATGCCGCGCTCGGCATCATCCAGGGCGCGATCAAGGATGACGTCGACCAGCAGTGGAAGCAGAAGGAGTCGCTCGGCCAGGAGATCGGGTTCAAGAACACGCACCTCGCGTCGCTGCGGTCCGCGGCGGCCGACGATCGCGAGGCCATGAACTACCAGATCGCGGGCGAGTACAAGAAGGCCGCCGACCAGATCGACCTCGCCGCGTCGAAGTACGCGAGCCCGATCGCGAAGGCCCGTGCGCAGCAGACCTCGTCGCAGCTCCGCGCAGACGCCGACGGCATCATCGGGACCGCGGCCGAGCAGAGAGTCGCGCGGCAGCACGCGGCCGAGCAGATCCAGATCTCCAAGGGCCAGCTCGGGCTCGGATACGCGCACCTCGCCGAGCAGAAGGCCGAGTTCAAAGAGACGCAGGACTTCGCGAAGCAGAAGTGGAGCGAGGAGCAGCTACTCGAATACTCGAAGCTCCTGCAGGCCGGCGAGAAGGAGAAGGCGGCGCAGCTAAAGGCGCAGCAGGATCAGATCATGGAACGCGGCATCATGGCGCCCGAGGTTGTCAAGGCGCCTGACGGCACCGTGCAGACGCACTACGAGCCGCTCGTGCAGGAGGACGGCAAGACGCCGTTCACGATCGCGAAGGAGCGCGCCAAGGACGTGCAGGAGGTCGGCACCGGCGTGCTCAAGGGAATCCACGCGATCGATGCCTTGCGCCAGATCCGCAGCGAGAGCGGCGGCCAGGCGTTCAACACCGTCGAGGCGCGGCAGCTCGCGGCCGAGGAGGCGCGCGCGATCATCGCGCTGCACGAGGCCGGCGGGATCAAGCGGTTCTCGGGCGACGTCATCGATCTCATGAAGAAGAAGCTCGACGGCGGCGAGGACGTGACCAGCATCATCCACTCGATCATGCCGAACCTCGAGGACGCCCGCCGCGATCTGACCGACGACTGGAACGACACGCTTCGCGGTGCCAATTACACCGGCAAGAAGCGGGTAGAATTTTTAGACCCGCTCGCGCAGGGCAAGCCGGCCGAGAGCGCGGCCAAGCAGCGCAACCGCGTGCTCGAAAGCAACGTGCAGCAGACCCCGCTGTTCTCGGGCAGCATCGGCAGCCTGCCGCACGAGCTGATGGGCGAGCCCGGTCAGCGGCTCGCGGCCGCGAACCAGGTCGACATCACGCCGGACCAGAAGGACGTGCTCGACACGCAGTCCTCGCTCCTACGCAACCCGGCGACCGCGCAGAACGCTCGCGAAGTGCTCTGGAGCGTGTACTCCAATCCGAAAACCAACGGCAACGTGAAGGCGTACGCGGCGAAGATCCTCGAGGCCGATCGCCTGAGGCTGCGCGGGCAGTAGCGATGGGCGATATCACCCTGACCAAGGACGGTCGGACGATCTCGGTCCCCGAGGCGGACGCCGCGACGCTGCTCTCGAGCGGCTGGCAGCAGGAGACCGCGTCCGGACAGGTCGCGCGCGAGGAGGGCGAGCTGTACAAGGAGCAAGACCCCGGGATCGCGGCGAGCGCGATCACGAGCGGGCTGTCCGGGCTGACGCTCGGCGGCTTCGACGCGTACGTGCGCGCGCTCGGCGGCGAGAAGGATCTGTCGGACGTCCGTGCTCGTCACCCCGTGGCCTCGACGATCGGCAACGTGGTCGGCGCGCTCGGCCCGAGCATGCTGGTCCCCTACGCGGGCGAGGACTCGATCCTCGGCTCGCTCGGCACGCTCGCGAGCAAGACCCCGGCCGGCATGGTCGCCGGCATCGGTTCCAAGATCGCCGAGCTCGGCAAGGGCGGCACCATGCTCGCCCGCGCGGGCGCGACGGCCGGCGCCGGCGCGTTCGAGGGCGCGGCGCAGAACGCGGGCGCGTACATCTCCGACGTCGCGCTCGGCGACAAGGAGCTGTCGGCCGACGGCTTCATGGCCGCGATGGGCAAGGGCGCGCTGTTCGGCGGCGGCGCGGGCGGCGCGCTGTCGCTCGCGGGTTCCGGGCTCCAGGCCGCGCGCCGGCTGTTCCCGGCGCAGGAGCTGACCGAGGAAGCGGCGAGCAAGGCGTCGCGCGAGGCCGCCGACGAGATCGGGCGCGCGAGCGACGACGCAGGCGTGCTCAAGCAATCCATGAAGAGCAGGCTCCAGGAGATCCGCGAGCAGCGCGCCGCGGTCGACCTGGACTTCGCGCAGAGACTCAACGAGATCCAGTTGCAGAAGGAAGCGCAGATCGCCGGCCACGAGGTGTCGGCGGCTCAGTCCAAGGCCGAGGCCGCGGCGGCGCGCGCCGAGCGCGCCAAGGCGCCCAGGGTCCGCAGGGCGTTCGCCGGCGAGGAGCCGGCGGCCCCAGCGACAGAGGCTCCGTCCGCGCCAGCCGCCGAGGCTCCTGCGCCGTCGATCGCCGCTCCGGCCGCTGCCGTGCCCGAGGAAGCGGCCGGCGACGCGACGACGCTGCTCGAGCGCCAGCTCGCGGCCACCAAGCAGGGCCTGGACTCCGGGCTGTCGCTATCTGACGTCGCCGCGCAGCGGCCGTCCATGATCGGAGCCGCCGACCGCGAGATCGCCAAGGTCGACCCCGAGGCCGACAGGCTCGTCCGTTCGCTCGGCGAGCTCGACGACAGCCACAACGAGCTCCAGCAGTGGCTTGGCAAGTACCAGGGCGGATCGGTCGCGAAGTTCGAGCGCTCGCAGGCGGCGCGCGACTACGCGAGCGCGATGCGCCCCCAGGAGCCCGGATACTACGCGAGCGTCCCGGCCGGCGAGGGCTCGGTCGCGGTCCCGCGCGGCGTGCAGCGCACGTTCCGAGGCTCCGACGTCGAGCGGGCCGCGGCCGAGGCGAAGATCAACGCGAAGGTATCGCCCGAAGAGAAGGTGGCGGCCGACGACGCGATCGAGCAGATGTTCGGCCGTCGCGCCCCGTCGGGCGCGGATATCGTCGGCGGCGCGCCACCTGCCTCGGTCGACGATCAGGTCCGCGCCGCGCTCGGCGCGCGCGTCCCGGACGTCAACGAGGACATCAACCAGGCCGCCGACACGATCGGCCGGTTCGAGGCCGCGCACGCCGACGCGGTCGAGGCGCTGGGGCCGCGCGCGCCGTCGTCGGCGCAGGACCGCGCCGCCGGCATGCGCGCCGCGCAGAAGAGCGCGGAGGACGCCACGGCGACCGCCACGGCCAGGGCCGCGCAGGGCGGCGAGGCGGGCGCGGACGTCGTTGCGCTCGGCGGAAATCCGGTTCCCGCCGCTGCCGCGGCCGGCAAGGGCGGCCTGCTCAAGAAGGGGATCGAGATGGCCAAGAACATGGGCACCGCGGCCGAGGCGCTCCGCATGCTCGGGCTGAACGTGCCCGACCCGAAGTCGATCCCGGTGATCGGACCGCTCCTGAGCCTGTACCTGAAGGCCCGCATGGTCGGCAAGGCCTTCTCCCGCTACGGCGGCAAGGTGATCGAATCGCCCGAGACGGTCGTGGCGGCCAAGGCGGCGAGCGCTCGCCAACAAGTCTACACGGCCGTGGACTCGCTCGTCGACGGCGGATCGAAGGCGCTGCAGCGCGCGGCCGAGGCGGCGCCGCCCCAGGCGGCCGTGCTCGGACACAAGATCTTCGACGACGGCACGCCGCAGCCGAAGACTCCGGTCCCGGCCGGCGCGTCCGAGCCGCAGGCGCTGTTCCTCGCGCGCGCCGACGAGATCAACCGCGCGGTGCAGCCCGGCGCGCTCGAGAAGCAGCTGCAGGACCGGCTCGGTATCTCCGACCCGCGGCAGCTCCAGCCGCTGCTCGAGGCCCAGCTCCGCAAGTTCCAGTTCCTCGACGGCAAGCTGCCCAAGCCCGACAGCGCCACGACGCCGATCGCCGGCCAGGCCCAGCCCCTGCCGCCGCAGGCCTCGATCACGAAGTTCGCGCGCTACCTGCACGCGGCCGAGGACCCGATCGCGGTGCTGACGCGCGCGGTCGCCGACGGCTACGTGCACGCCGAGGAGGCCGAGACGCTGTCGGCCGTGTACCCGAGCCTCGTCGCCGACGCCGCGAAGCGGTTCGTCGAACGCGCGAGCTCGAGCGACAGGCCCATCCCGTACGGCGCCCGGCTGACCGCGTCACGACTGCTGGGCATCCCGGCCGACGCGTCGTACGCTCCGGGCTCGGGCTCGTTCCTGCAGCAGTCCTACAAGGCCCAGCCGCCGCCCGCCCCGCCACAGGCGCCGCAGGGCAGGCCGACCATCACGTCCGACGTCCGCTTCGACCAGCGGAGCGATCCAGCCACGAAAGGGTGACCCATGGCCCAGGTAACGCAGATCTCGAGGAACCTCCAAGCGATCAAGAGCGACGGCACGATCGTGCCGCCCGACGAGAACGGGTACGTCACGCTCGGCGTGGCCACGTACTACTTCGTCCTGGGCGGGATCAAGGACGAGCCGCTGGCGAGCTGCCACATCCTCACCGACGCGACGATCGCCGGCACGTTCACCGTCGAGGGCAGTGGCCTGCCGCGCCAGAAGGGCGGCGGCGGTGCCGCCGACGTTACCGACTGGAGCACAACCACCGGCGAATGGGTCCAGATCAACCCGCCAAGCGGAACGTACGTGCCGAGCAACGGCACGGGCTGGACGGTCACGGGGCTGTCGCTCGCGAAGACCGCCGGCGTGGGCGCGGCGCTGCTCGACATCGGCAACATCGGCCAGCCGCGGCTCCGGATCGCCGCGGCGATCACCACCGGCGGCAAGGTCCGCGTGAGCTTCACGGGAAAGTCGTGATCGGCAGCCGCGTCGGATACCGGGTCGGGCCGATCGTGGGGCCGGTCGTGGGAGTGCAGGCCGACGAGGAGGGCGGGCTCGGCGTTCCCGGCATCTTCCTCGTCGGTCAGTCCAACACGCAGGGCCACGACGTGGCCGAGAACCTCAGCGCGGGCAACGCGTCGTACGCGAACACGTTCAGCGCGATCCCGTTCATCCAGCAGCTGTCGGTGGCGCAGGATCCGACGCCCACCGAGCGCTTTTTCGATGGCGACACGATCCACGGCGCCTCCGGAACGGCGAATCCGCCGTCGACGTTCGGCACGATCGGGCCGCACTTCTTCCCCGGAGTGGCATCGGACATCATCGGTCCAGAGTGCTCGCTCGCGCGGCAGCTGAACAGCAACGGCGACCCTGCCAAGCAGCTCGCGAGGATCAGCTACGACGGCGCGAACCTGCACACCAACTACCTGCCCGCCGACAATTCTCCGTCGGGCGGGCCGCCGTACTACTTCGCGCGGATCAACACGTTCCTGCAATCGACCGGGATCACGCCGCTCGCGTTCGTCTGGGTGCAGGGCGAGAACGATGCGAAGCTCAATGCGGACGCCTCGGTCTACGCGGCGTCGATGACAACGTTCTGGAACGCGATGTTCGCGATCTGGCCGAAGGTGCCGCTGATCATCCTGCAGCTGAACGCGTCGCTCGACGGAGTCACGTACCCGTTCCGCGACACGGTTCGCGCGCAGCAGATCACGTTCTCGCAGACGTACCCGATGGTCTCGGTCGTCAACTGCGACGACCAGACGCTGTTCGACAACGTGCACCTGTCGGCCGACGGCCAGGTCGTCGCCGGACAGCGCTACTACACCGCGTACGCCGCGGCCGTTCAGACGACGACGCTCAGCGCGACGCTGCTCGATTCCGCCGATCCAGTGCAGGCGGGCGGGACGGCGTTCTCGTACACGGCGACCGTCACCAACACCGGAACCGCGAACGCTGCCTCGAGCATCGCGTACGTCGTAACGCTTCCCGCCGGTGTCGGCTTCACGAGCGCAAGCGGAACCGGCTGGACGTGCACGAACGCGAGCGGGGTCGTCACGTGCACGCTCGCCACGCTGGCGGCGAACACCACCTCGTCGACGATCACGATCAACTGCACGTCACCGGGCGGCGCGGGATCGGGGACCGCCACCGGCACCGTCGTCGCGAGCAACGTCGCCGCGCTGACGGCCACATCGCAGACGACGACGTGGAGCGCGCCGTCGGTGACGAAAGATTCGACCTCGAACGTCTACCTCCCGCAAACGTCGACGGAGTGGCAGAACCTCATCGCGCTCGCTGGCCTCACGGGAACGGTCGCCGTGCCGGACTGGTGGCTCAACTGTCAGGTCGCGAGCGGCAATGTTCCCGACCTGAGCGGCAATGGATACGACCTAACGGCAGCCGGCTCGAACATGACGTACCAGCAGTCGCTGGTTGGTTGGTCGACGCTGGGCCTCAAGTGGATCAACGCCGCCACCGGCACGCTCACGTCGACGAGCACGAACCTGCCCGACCTGAGCACGACGTCCATCTGCATGGTCAAGCTGTGCGCGATCACGGGCACGCCATCGGCGACCCGCGGGCTGTTCAGCGCCGGGACGAGCAACTACGTGCAGACGCAGATCTCGAACTCGGGACCGAAGTTCATCTGCGCCGACGGCGCCAACTCGCTGACGTCGACGAACAACCAGCTGACCACGGTCGTGCCGTACGTGATGCAGCACAACAAGACCGGCTCATCGACCAACTTCACAACGGACAGCGAGCGCCTGTCCCCGACGATCAGTGCCTCGGCGACTGGCAAGAAGATCGAGTACGGCGTGTCGTCCGGCGTTGCGACCGCGGCGCCTGTGTGGATGCCGTACGGCTTCGGCTGGAAGGGCGCTAACGCTGAAATCTCGGCGGCGAATCTAAAGACGCTGCTGAACACCATGCTTAATGGCTATCTGACGCTGTCGTGGTCATGATGCGCGCCCTCCTGCTCATGCTCGCCGCTTGCTCGCACCCTGCTCCGGTGCCGGTCACGCCGCTCGTCGCGCCGCTCGCTGCCGTCGCCCAGGTCGCGAGCTTGGGCCCGTCGACCGGCTACGCGCCGCGCGCCTCGCTCGTGCTCGGCCCTGGCGGCTCGCTCTACGGCACGACATGGAAGGGCGGCAACGGCTGCGGCACGGTCTACCGGCTCGACGGCACGGCGATCACCGTCGTCCACGCCTTCGCCGCGCTCGACACCAGCGGCCGCAACGCCGACGGCTGCCGTCCGGTCGCACCGGTCAGCTTCAACAGTTCGGGCCGTCTCTACGTCGTCGCGCGCGAGGGTGGAACCGGCGGCAATCCGATCCGTCCGGCGCCCGGGGCGATCATCTCGATGACCCCGGCCGGCGATCAGGTCGAGCTCGAGCACGCGTTCACCGGCGGCGCGGACGGCGCGAGCCCGGCCGGCGCGCTTGTGTGGTCGGGCGAGATCGCCTACGGCGCGACACCGCAAGGCGTCTACCGCTTCGATGCGGGCGCGATCAGTTACGTCACCGCCCTCGCCGCGCCCGGTCCGCGCAACACGTACGGCTCACCAACGATCGACCGTGACGGCAATCTCGTTACGTGGGCGGCGTACGGCGGCGCCAACAATGCCGGCGGCATCGTCGTGATCCAGCCCGACACCGGCGCGGCCCGCACGCTCTACGACTTCCCGGCCTACACGTTCGCCGGCAACACCGACAACGCGCCGCTGCAGTCGCCGATCGTGACGAGCGACGGCGCGGTGTGGCTCACGAGCGAGTTCGGCGGCACGAACGGCACCGGCATGGTGATCAAGCTCGAGCGCACCGCGACGGTGGTGCACGAGGGCGGCCCGTGGATCGCGACCGCGACGCCGACCACGCCGCGGTTCTCGTCGATGGACGGCGCGCTGCCGCTCGGGACGCTCGTCGAGCTCGGCGATTGGATCTACGGCACGACGTACTACGGCGGGGCGAACGGCGTGGGCTCGATCTTTCGGATCGGCCACGACGGCCGCGGCTATCAGGCGCTCTACTCGTTCGGCGCCGGCGACGGCATGTGCTATCCGGCAAGCGGCTTGACGATCGGTTCAGACGGTGCGCTGTACGGGACGACGTTCTTGTGCGGGGCGACGGGCGGCGGATCCATCTACCGACTGGAGCCATGATGCCGGACGGTCCTGATGACACCGGAAGCCGACGACGTCTCTCGCAGAGCGAGGCCGACGAGCTCGTCATGGCCAGCGCCCGGGCCGAGCGCAGCGCGCAGCGCGACGCGCGCGTGCGCGACCTGGAGCTGCGCCTGGTCGAGGTGATCGGGATCGACGGCGACGGCGGCGAGTTCGCGTTCGTGAAGCGCCAGCAGGCGCGGCACGAGGAAAGGCTGGAAAAGATGGAGAGGCAAGTTGCGGATCAGGCTCTGTTCCAGAACAGCCTGAAGACCTCGATCCGGTGGACGGTGGCGCTCGCGTCGCTCGCGGCCACCGCGATCGGGGCGCTGGTCCTGGTCCTGATCGAGTACGTGATCAAGCGGTGACGCCATGGGACGGCTCGACACCGACGAGGCCTGGCTGCGGGACACGCCTACCGACCCGCCGGGTTCCATGGCATTCAGGATGTGGCCGGTCGAGAACCCGGCACTACGAAAGGGTGCAACGATGGCAGACGCGACAGCGACACCGACGGCTCCGAAACCGGCCTGGAGAACGACCGAGTTCTATCTCTCCCTGGCCACGCTCTTGATGGGCGCGCTCTACGCGAGCGGCCTCATCAGCACCGGCTCGACCTGGGACAAGCTCGCCGGGCTCGTGACGATGCTCCTGGCGGCGACCGGCCACACCGTGAGCCGCACCGTGCTCAAGGGCGGCGCGTCATGAACGACGTCGAGAAGGAAGCCGGCCGGATCGCGACGATCGCGATCGCGCTCGCGGTGGCCGCGGCCATGTGCCTGGGCTTCTCGCTCCAGGCGTGCGCGTGGCTGTCGTCCGAGAGCAAGAAGGTCGAGGCCGCGGTCGTGGACTGCACGACGTCGGCCGCGCGCGACGCGATCTCGCAGTACGGGCCGATCCTCGACGCGTTGCTCGTCCAGTACACGCAGCCCGACGGCAAGGTGAACTGGGCGCCGCTCGAGGACACCACGAAGTCGCTCGGCCTGCAGGTCGGGAGTTGTGTTCTTGCTTCAGTAGTAGCGCAAGAACTAGCCCCGAAGAGCGCCGCTGGAGCACCTAAATCTGGCGCTCTGTTCCTTGACGCTTCGAGCCTGCGTGCAGGATTCGAGAAGATCCGGCGGGAACGCTACCAGGGCTTCAGGTTCCGGCTCGACGGCGGTGTCCTCTGAGCGGAGGACTATTGATCGCCGGTATGATCATCCCGGTCCCGGGCGTCGACGTGATCGGACCGCACGACGCGGCGTGGGCGCACCTGTCGGCGGGCGACGGCGTGCCGCGCGCGCGCTGGCCGACGCAGGCGATCCTTCACAAGACCAAGGCCGACGATCCGGAGCGTGTAGTCTCGGGCCGCGGCCCGGCCGGCCGCGCCGAGCGCGTCGCCGAGTTCTGGCAGCAGGACCCTGCGCACTCCGGAGCGCACCTCGTGCTCGACGGGCACGTCGCCGCGTGCCTGGCGGATCTCGTCCTCCTCGAGGCGTGGCACGCCAACCAGGGCAACCTCCGCTCGGTCGGGATCGAGCACTGCGAGGAGGCCGGCGGCGTGGTCTACGAGGACACGCTCACGATGGGCGTGCGCGTGTGCCTGGCGCTCGCCGAGCACCTCGGGATCCAGCTCCAGGTCCCGCGGCCGGGCAGCTACCGCGAGGGGTTCCCGCTGACACGCTACGAGGACGGAGGGACCTCGCTCGTTGGCTTCTTCGGGCACCGCGACGTGACGAGCTCGCGCGGTCGCTGGGACCCCGGCGAGGCGATCTTCTCGCGGCTGATCGCGGCCGGGGCCGAGGCCTACGACTTCGAGGTCGGCGAGGACCTAGCGGCCTGGAAGCAGCGCCAGCGCGACCTGAACGCGCGCGGGCACGATCTGGTTGTCGACGGGATCCCGGGCCCGGCCACGACGCACGCGCTCCGCGAGGAGGGCTACCGCGGCGGCGTGTGGGCGCTCGGTCGCTGCTAGCGCGTCGATCCGCGCGCGATCGCGAGATCGACGGCCGAATGAACGAGCTGGGGGAGGGAGGGGGGAGGGAGGGGGGAGTGGTGAGGAGGGGTGAGGAGGGGTGAGGAGGGGTGAGGAGGGGTGAGGAGGGGTGTTTTCGCGCTCGGAAAGCGGGTGCCGATCACCCCAGAATCTCAGGGTGGGGGATCCGCGCCAGCTTGAGCTACCGCTCGTCGAGCGCACGCCGTTCGAACAGCGGTCGCTCGCGGAGTACCTCGGTTGTGTCGAGCGTGGCGACGTCTGCGAGACCTGCGACGACACCGGGGTCATCGAGGTCGACCAGTCCAATCCCCGCGGCGCGGGCACTGGACGCGGACGTTCCCACAGTCGGCTCACCCGGAAGTGAACGTCGCGAGCCCGAGAGGATCGAGCGCGTGGTCGCGGATCCAGCTCGAGACGGTCGCCGGCTGTCCGTCGTCGTTGCCGTCCGCGATCATCTGCGCGTTCTCCGCCGCGATCGCAGCCTTGATCCTGGCGATCTCGAAGGCCGAGAACTTCACAGCCACGACGATCGTGCGGCCGCGCGTGCCGAGGGATGGGCGCCCTGGGCCTGACCTCCTAGGCATCGGCCATCGCCTCGGCGGTCGCGATCGCGCGGGCGCACTCGACGCGGCACTGCGCCTGGGACATACGCTCGATGCGAGCGTGCGCGCGCGCGTCAAGCACGTCGTGCGATACGCCGATCTCGCCCGTGAGCGCCTTCTGCGCGATGGCTGCCATCGCGAGGTCGCCGGCGGCGCCGGCTGCGGACGCTAGCGCCTGGATTTGCATGTCGGTGATGTTTTCGTTCGTGGTCATGAGAATAAGGTAATACCGATTCGGTCGCCACACAAGAGGAAAAACGTGCTACTGATATTAACACGCAAGCCCTCGATTCCTAACGGAAGGTTCACTGCCCCCCACGCGGCCACGACGCACGCCCTCCGCGAGGAGGGCACCGCGGCGGCTGCTGGGCGCTCGGCAAGGGCTGAGCGCTGCGAGCGAGCGAGACGAGCCACTCGGCGAACGCAGGCGGTGTACGACGACGCTGCTGCGCGGAGCAGACCTTGATGCCGGGCGGCGCACTTGGTCTACTGCGATGGGGGCGCAGTCGTGCTCGTTGCCACGGTAGAGATGCTTCAGGGCGCCCCACGGCCCGCACGGCGGATGCGCGACGACAGGCCACGGGCCGTTGTAGAGCCGCGCGTCGCGTTTGATATCCCAGCAGTCGACGCCTTCCATCTTCGGGTAGGGACCGCGCGGGTCGATATAGAGCGCGGCAACGATCATACGACCTTGGCCAGCGTGCTGCCGCACAGCGGGCAGTCGCGCAGGTCGAGCGTCTCGGCCGGTCCGGTCTCGTCGGCCGGGACCTGTATGAACCCGCGGTGGCGCATCGACCGCCACCGTAGCTCGTCGCGCTTGTCGTCCTCGTGGCTGGCGTTGGTGCAGCTCATTGTCGTCACGATCCAGAGGATCGGCCGGTCGCGGCCGGCGTTCGGGCAGCGGCGGGGTAGCGAACGGCTTCCTCGGCCGCGTGCCGTTCGTACGCCCGGTGGCAGGGCAGGCACACGCACCATCGCACCGTCCGGCGGCCGACCTGAGCGTGCTGGTGGAGCATGATCGTGCGGACCTGCTTGCAGTCGATGCACATCACGCCGGGCTCCAGCGCGACCTGACCCTGACGAGCAGCTCGTAGTACGTGGTCGGCGGCAGGCCGAGCGCCCAGGCCGCGCGCCGCACCGAGCCGTGCGCCCGGAGCGCGAGCAGCACGATCGCGGCGTCGATCCGTTTGGTGATGTCCAGCTTGCTCAAGATTCCCTCCTTTCGCAGACGCAGGGCGTCGGCGGCTGATGATAGGCACCGGTGACCGCGAGCCTGTGGCACAGCCGGCAGCGGAAGACCGCGTGCGCCCCGTCGCGCTCGAGCTCGATCCACGTGCGGCCGACCGGGCGGAGCGGCGGAGCGTTCCACATTACGACTCGCCCCCGAGATCGAACCGGTCGTCGATGTCCTCGAGCCGGACGCCGACCGCGGTCACCTCGAGCTGCAGGACGTTGCGGTACGCGACCGCGGCGTGCTGCAGCTCGGCGAGCGCGAGCGGATCGCCGTCGACGTAGTAGCGCGCGGCGGTCTCGAGGCGCTGGCGGGCGGTGAAGCGGCGCATCGACTCGCTCACGGCCTGCTCGCTCGCTTGAGCCGGAGATCCTGGTGGCTCACCAGCGGCGCCGAGTCGAGCAGGATCGTCAGCAGCGTGCCGCCGCGCGTCTCGCGGCGCTCGGTCACGTTGCCGCCCGCGGTCTCGGCGTCGCCGACGACGAGCACGCGCGATCCGACGCGGGCGCACAGCAGATCGTCGCCGTGCGCGCTGACGAGCGCGAGCAGCGTGCGGTCCTCGATCCGCCATTCCTTCGGAGCGATCATGTCGCGACGGTGATCGCCCTTCGGCATGCGCTTCTTGCGCACGCCGGATCGGGTGTGTGTGGCCTGCCGCGCGGTCACTGGCGCGCTCCGATCTCGTCGACGACGTCGCCCAGGAGATCGCGCAGCGAGCACGACAGCGCGCGGCAGATCGCGATCAGCACGATCATGCGCGGCATCGATCGCCCGGCCTCCCACGCGAGCACGGTCCTGATGCTCGCGCCGATCGCGGCCCCGAGCTCGACGGCCGCGATCCCCTGCTCCTCGCGCAGCCCGCGGATCCGCATGCCGACCTCGAAGCGGATCGCCATCTCGTCGGCGAGCAGCGTCTGCACGCTGATCCGGTTCGCGCGGCCGCCGCGATCGATCGATCGCGGCGGTCGGCCGCGACGATCGATCCGGTTCTGGCCGCGGAGCGGAACGGGAAGGTGGCCGGTCATCGCTTGTTCCTGGCCGCGAACAACGGCATACGAAGCACGTCGCACAGCTCCACGAGGTGCTCGAACTTCGGATTGCGCTTGCCGCGCTCCCATTGCGCGACGGTGGCCGGCGAAACGCCCATCGACTCCGCCAGAGCGCGCTGCGTCAATCCGGCCCGGGCGCGAGCTCGTCTGATTCGTTCGGACAGTTCCATTCGGCGATGATAGCATAATGCTTCAAATTGTGAGCAACGAAAAATTTCTCGAAAACGATGTTGACATCCTGAGTAGGCGGTCGTAGATTGTTCTTGAGAGGACCAAGACCATGACCATCACCGCCAAGTACGCTGCCACCTGCCCCTGCTGCTACGGCCCCATCCGCCCCGGCGACAAGATCGAGTGGAGCAAGGGCTCCAAGGCCCGCCACACGGCCTGCGCGCCCTCTGTCACGCCCTCTGTCGGCACGCCGATCGCGACCTACCTCGGCAAGGTCACCCGGGCCGACATGCTCTCCGGCCGTCGCTCGTCCCGTGGTTGCGGGCGCTGGACCGGCTGCTCGTGCGGTAGCCGCGAGGACAGCTACGGTGACCTGATCCCGAGCGACCGTAACTGCGCGTCCTGCGAGCGCGACGCCTGAGCGTCGGCGCTGTAGCATGATGCTTCAGGTTGTGAGCAACCAAAAAAAAACATCCGAGAAGGATGTTGACATTTTGAGTAGGTGGTCGTAGATTGTTTCTTGAGAGGACCAAGACCATGACCAAGACCAAGAATGAATCCGGGACAAGGACCATGACCAAGACCGTACTACGCATCTCACAGCACGGATCCAAGATCGCCGACGTCGCCTCCGAGCGCGCTGCGCGCAAACTCGCCAAGGAGCTGCTCGGTTCGTCGCGAATCGCCGAAACGCCGACCACCGATGGGTGGCAGTATTGGCGACCGTCTGACGCTGAGGATTCCGACGACGCCGTGACGGTCGAGGTGTTGTGAGAGCTGACAACCGGATAAGCACGGATTGCTCCTGAGAGGACAAGGACAAGGACCATGACCAAGACCAAGAACGAAATCAGGACCACGATCGCGCAACCGCCCAAGTACGTCGCGTGCTTGCACTGCTCTGATGATTACAAGATCACATGCGATCATGAACCGGCCGCTGGAATGACTCGGGCGCTGTCGGCCTCATACCGAGCGTGGCTGGCGCTGGGAGGCAAGTAGCATGCCAGCGATCGACCCGATCGATCTGGTGCTGCGGACCAGGTGCCCGGCGAAGCACGCCGCCGATCTCGTCCGCTGCCGATACCCGCTCGCCGCCGCCGTCATGGACAGCCAGCGCGCGCCGTCGAGCAGCCGCTACGCGCGGTTCGTGCGCTCGCTCGACGGCGCGCGCGTCGTGCGCGGGATCCCGAGCTGCGGGGTGGCGCTGTGATCCCGGTCGCCGGCAAGGCACCGGTCGACAAGCGACCCAGCCTGCACTGGCTGGACATGGAA